AAGGGTTCAGTGTCTGGCAGACAAAACCACGCTGAAGGATGTCACCCTCGCCTTTGATCTCGGCCATGGTGATGACCTGATCGACGATCCCGGGCAGCTCCAACCCGGTCTTGCTGCCGTCGATCTGTGGCACGAAGACCTTGCGATTGAAGTCGTCGAGCTTCTGATCGAGGATGCCCACGAACCAAATGTTCTTGCCGCGCGTGTGCTGCAGGTGGGTCAGCCAGGCAATCATCTCGCGCCCGTGCAGGCCATACGCGCCCCGCACATCCGCTTTGCCGGTCTTTTCCGAATGCGCCTCAGGCTGGCCTTTGCACCACTGAAAGCAGAGCCGTCCCGCCACGGTAATCGAGTCGATAAACACTGTGTCGTAAGTTTCGAGCGCAGCAGGATCGCCGAACTTCTGGCAAACAGCGGCATAATGGGCCGCGCTGTACGCCTGATCGTCGCGCAGCGCCGGGTTCGGGCCACCGATGAACACCGCGAAATCCCGACATTCTGTCCAGGTCCGCGGCCGAATGGCATCAATGGCCAGACCTTCGATGGCGAGATCACCCGCTTCAAGGTCGAAGAACAGCGTGGTGGAATTCCGCAATGTCCAGAGAAGGCTGGTTTTGCCGATGCCCGAGGGACCGAAGATGACGCCTTTGATACCGCGGGGCTCCGCCATGCGCTGATCGGCCGTGATGATGGGGAGTGCGCCGGTCATGACAGCACCTCGCCGGTCATAGCGGCGGCACAGGTGTTGCCGGTGACAGCTGCATAGAGCGCATCAAGCCGATCGGCCTCGGCCAGGCATTCCAGACCCTTGCGCCGCATGAATAGACGCGCGTCATTGAGCAAATCCGGCTCCTCGATCAGATCAGGAACCGAAACGTATTCCGCGGCGCTTTCGACGAAGTAGGATTTCGAGCGCAGGTCCTTCACCAGCGGGGCGAAGCTCGCGCAAACCTCCGCGAAATCCGCCTGGTTCAACACGTCGTCACGGTTGCGCAGGATCCGCTTCACCTCGGAAATAATCCCGGTGCGCAGCATCCGCATCGCGCCTTCCGCCCGCGCCTGCGCACAGGTCAGCGGAAACGCTGCGCCCATGATGTCATCGGCTATTCTCGGGGCGTTATTGCCCTGCTGAGACGCGACTTCCCAGACGCGTTCAGCAAAGATGGCTGACTGACTGTCAAGCATCGAACCACTCCTTGATTTTTTTGAAAGCTTTCGACCCCGCGGCGATGGCGGCGACGTCGAGATGGTAAAACTGGCTGTCCCGGGCCGCATGCATACCTTGCTGCGCACGGCTCAGGTTCTCCTCCGTGGCCCATTCGGCAAAGGCGCGGAACGTGCCCGTAACGTGCTGCCATGCGGCCTGGTCTGGCGTCGGCGGCACATAGAGCGGGTTGCGGCGACTTGGTTTGCGCTGCGGGCGCATGCCGCGCATGGCGGCATCGACCACCACCTTGCGTAGCGCCGCACGGTTTGGGTCTTCACCGCGCTCGAGTTTCTCGTCGAGCGTGCGTCGTACAATGCCAGGCTCTACAGCTTCGGCGTCACGGATCAGGCGCGCCTCGTGGATTTGATCGCGGCGCAGACCAAGATCGGCTGCGGTAGTGGTGTTGCGCTTGTCGACACCACTTTCCCATCCACGTTTTGCAACCTCACCCCGCGCTTGCGCTGCATCATACTCATCAGCGAGGCGCCGTTTAGCGGCCGCCTCAATCTCGAGCGCATCAGCCTGCGCGCGGTGAGCAGCAGCGACGAGGTCATCATGGGCAGCTTTTGCGCTTTTCAGCCGCGCGGCCCGCTTGGCAATGTCGTAGGCCAAACCGGCGGCTTCACGGGCTTCAAGCACCTCCGCCGCTGTCTTTGCGCCGGCAAGCATAGTCGCAGCCCGATCGATGAGACCCGGAAGGTTCTCACCAACCAGGGAAATGGGGGCGAGCGCAGTCATGTCCGCGCCTCCGCCGTATCCGAGACGGCAATCATCCCCAAAGCAGCAAAGACACCGGTCTCAGGCGTAGCGCCATGTGCCAGCAGACGATCCAGCAAAACAGACAAAGCCTGCTCTGTCCTTCGGGCCGCGTCCGCAATTTCGCGTTCGCCTAGAATCGCGAGATAAAGGTCCGCGAGCGTCGCTCCGTTCAGCGTGAAGAGCGGCATCATCTGCGGCGCGTCGTCACCATGCACATCCATCTCAATGATCAAGGGAAGCCGCGATGCCAGCCCTGTCGGAAGCAACCCATCAGGGATTATGGAGCGTGGATCTTCGCTCGCGGACGCGTCATCGTCGACATAATTGAGATGGCTGGTTTCACTGAAAGGATCACACGCATAAACAGCAACCAGTGGTGTACCATCAGAATGCGCACCGGCATCTTCGATCTGGTAACAGCACTGTAGCTCAAGAATTTCGTTGAGTTCCCACCGACGGAAAAGACCGGGAAGACGACGCAAGGATGCGGACGACATATTGCAGTTTTTCATAGGCTTGCCTTTCTGATGCCCTCGTTTTGGTTCGACCTCTGAATGGTAAAAGCCAGTCGCTGGGCCAGTTCGGGACAGGCCACTCGAAGATTTTCGCGCAGTCATTGTCCGCCCTCCTCGCGCTCCAGCGTCACCTTGAGCACACCGGTCTTCACGGTGCGCGCGGGCTCGAAGCCTTTGCGCCAGGCCTCGGGCAGCGCGGTGTATTTGCGCTCCGGGACGGTCAGCTTGGTGTCGATGAACTCGGACGGGTCGTCGCCACTTTCGGAGATGCTACGGGCAATCTGCGCCAGCTTGGCCTGGTCCCAGTCGATGCGCTTGGGCAGGTCGGCCACGACGGTGTAATCGCCATCAACCAGGCGCACCGTACCCGTGTCCTTGCCGCAGGCACGACGGGCCTCGGCCGCGCGGGTGGCGTAGCGGACCTCAAGGGCTGTGTTGAACCGCGCGGTGGCAGCCTTCAGCTGCTTGCCGGCATGGTCAAGTTCGCCTTGCAGGGCGGCCAGTAGTTCTACTGGCATCTGCGCCAACTCGCCCGTCGGCATCTTGAGCATGTCATCCACGCTCGGGGTGTTTTGAGGATAGGTCATTGGGTCTCCTTTCTGGGGGGTCTGGGTCAGGCAGCTTCCGCCAGCTGCGCGACAGCTCTTGCCGTGCGGGATGTTTTGGGTCGGGCGATGGCCAGATAGGCAAAGCAGTCTGGCCCCAGCCGTTGCTGGACGAGGTGAACGAGACCCGCCGTTTCGCTCCAGAAGGCACGGTCGCGCAGACACGCCAGCTCGGCGCGGGCATTCGGGTCCAAATCTGACGTGACCTTGTCGGCATCCACCGCGAGATGACCGCGGTGGTATTCCAGTCGGTCGCCCGGTAAGGCCTGCGCCACCCAGGCGCAGAACTGGATTTCCGTCAGCGGGGACTTCGGCCGGGCCGTGGTGATGGTTGCTGTGATCATGATCCTGCTCTCCTCGCTCTGCTTCTACTCACGCGGTCTGAAAACCGTCCCAGGCGGGACCGAGCCCGTAGGCGGTGAGGACGTGACGAAGATCGGAAACGCGGCGGTAGAGCGCGGATCGGCTGCCGAAACCCTCGGCCGCGAGCGCCGTGACGGGGCGATGCGCCAGCGCCGCGCAGAAACGGCGATCCTCGGCCGGCAGCTGCGCGAGCGCTGACTGCAGGGCATGTTGAAGTTCGGTGACAGCAACAGCGCAGCAGGTCTGGCCGTGCCAGGCGGAAAGCCCATCATCCTCAGTCAGCGTGTCACCGACCGGCTCGCGAGCTCCGGACAGCGGCACATCGAGCGAAAGCAGCGGCCCACCCTGTGCACGGCGCTGCCGATGGTACCGCATCGCGATCCGTGAAGACTGGTTGCGCAGGACGATGTTGGCGAAGGCGCCTATGCTGCCGCGCGCGGGGTCGTAACCGGGCAAGCGGCGCAAAAGATCGACCAGAAGGTCCTGGCCCAGATCCTCGCGCTCGTAGACCGGCAGACATAGCTTTCGCCGCAGCCTTTGCGCCGCCGCATCGGCCTCACGGATGACGGTTTCAATGTCGTCGGGAGAAATTTCGATCTGCATCGCTGTGCACCTCGGTCATCGTTTCTGATGAGCCCAAGATGCCGGATACGGTCGGTGCGCAGGTGGGCATGGGGTGGGAATAAAGTGGGAGTTTGGTGGGCCGCACTGTTTTTGTTAGCCCGGTGAGAATAGAAGTGCCGCCGCAAACTACATAGCGGCCGCTAAAACCAAAAAGCGCAAAATCACGCATAGATAACGCGCTCATGCGATCTGCTGTCGATGTTGGATCACCGCGGTGAATACTGTGCTTCGATCGCGAGCAGTTGATGATTGTGCGACTTGAGAGTACCGTGATAAATTCCATGATCGTTCACAGCGACGGAGGCGTGCTCGACGATGGCGGACCTAATTTTTGACCGGGAGCACGCCACGGAAGCGATCGGTTTGGCAAAGACCAAAGGGCAGGAATGGCTATATGAAAGCTATCCCAAGCCAAACGGACAGAAGCGCCGGTCGAGCACCGGTTTTCTGATGCACGAAGGCGCGGCCTACCCGGTAAAACCGCTAGGACGTCTGGCAAACGAGATTGCCGGCAACCCTATGACCGATAATCCCAGCACGAATGATTTCAGGAAATACTTCGAGAATTTGGGGTTCCAGTTGATCGACAGCCCCGAGGACGAGGCGGAAAACGCGACTGAGCGACAGCGTCACCTCGCCGAAGTTTGGGAGCGCCCAGGCCAAGCCCGGTTTCGCCGCGCCGTCTTTGAAATGTTTGGCGCGCGCTGTGTCGTGACAGGATGCGAGACACTAATGGCGTTGGAAGCCGCACACGTTCTGCCTGTGTCCAGCAGCGGCGGCGATGAAGGATGGAATGGCATCCCTCTTCGCGCCGACTTGCACAGGCTCTTCGACGCTGGCGCCATCATGATCGATCCTACCTCGTGGAAACTCTCGGTGGCTGATGCCGTGCGTGAGGAATACGGCCAATATCATGGTCTGAACCTCAAGCCGGTCATCGCCGGGATCGATGGAGCAGCGAAGCTGGCGGCGGCATTGCGAGAGCGAATGGAAATTATCGGCTAAATGCGAGCTGAACCGACCCGACTCCAACTGACGAAAGCGGACGCAAGGAAGGACACGCGTGAGACGCAGCCGGTTACGTTTTCAACCGTCGACCACGATATCTGATGCTTGCACGCCGAGCCGATAACCCCAGTTGCGCACCGTCACGATCAGGGTCTTGCTCTCGGCATCGGTAAACCCGGCAGCCTTTAAAGCGTCACGCAGCTCACGGATCAGATCCTTGGCCTCGCGCGCCGTCGTGCCTTCTAAATATGGTCCAGAGGCGACGTGGTCGCGCGACTGCGCCTTTTCGAGTAAACGTTCGAACACGGGGAAAATCTGCCGCGACAAAATGACGGAGCGACCATTCCATTGAACCTGGGCCGTTGCCCTTCGCACACGAAGCACGGGCGCCAGCGGGACCGGTGCCAGAGCCGCGATGTCGATCCTGGCGCCAAGGCCATTTGTGGCAGGCGTCAGCACCTCAAGGGTTGCGATGAGATGAAAGCCCGCATCATGATGTCGCCGGGCAGTCTCCGCTGGCAACGCCGGTGCGAGGATCGTGATGTCCGAACCCCGCGCGGACTGGCGCAAGGATGCAATGATGCCGTCGCCAGACAAGGCTGCGGGCTCCAATGCGAGATACACTGCGCGCCCCAATGGCGTATCGCCGAGCCGCCAGACATTCTCCGCAGGGCGCTTCGGGCCTGCAGCGAACCCGGCTGCGGCGCCGATCACTGATGCCAACCCCTCAGCGCCGATGTGGAACACGCGCAAATCATCCTCAGTGAGATCGACGTCGTGTCGGCGGTCCAGGGGGCACTCGGCCCGAAATGCATCACCGGCTTTCCGGATCGACCGACACGGGAGCCCGCACTCACAGGCGTCGCAGACGTCCCAATCGGTAAGTGGCGCCTGTTCGACGAGGACACGTTTCGCAAGTAATCGGTCGAAGACCGGGCCGAAGTATGGCGCCGCAAGCTGGCCGGGCAGGATTGCGTCGTCACCAGCCTCACTCAGCCGCGTCAACAACCTCAAAATCGTCTCGGTCATTCATCAGCCCGTTCCGTTCGATCAGCTTCATCACCCGCACCTCATGCTGGGTGCGGCGGAACTGCACGACGCCCGGGGGCCGCAGCTTGACCGTGACCTGCGGCTGGCGCTTGCCGTCGCCCTTGAACAGGACCCGGAACACGAGCTCGCCCAGCCGCCAGGCACCACCGAACGAGACCGGCGTGCTGCCGAAATGCTGGAGCGCGTCTCCGCCGAGATCCCGCGACCGCAATGTGCGCACGACACGGGAATACCCCTTCTTGCCGGGCGCCATCAAGTCGGCAGCCGCCTCGATGATCAGCACTTTGTCGATCAGTGGATCGTAGGAGGTATCGAAGGCGAAACCCGGTCCGGCCAGTTCGATGGGGAGCAGGGTATAGAGGTCCTGCGCAGCGTCGCCGTCAAAGAAGCCGGACCTGCCAAGTATGATCGAGGCGAAGAGTTCCGCGACCTCGGGCTGATGGCCCTTCCGGATGCGGGCCAGTCGCAGCATGCCGGTGTTCTCGGAGTATCGCAGCACCGCATGGGATATCTGTCGCACGCTGATGACCCGTTCGACCTCGCCCTCAACGACCGGCATAGTCGACACCATAGAGCCGTGGCTTACCACGAGGTTGATCTCGTCATCGTCGTCGTAGTCCCCCACCCGGCAGTAATCCCCGAGAAACGCGTCACGGAAGAGCGCGGCAACGGCCGTCCGGAATGCCTCGACCTTCTCCTCCGTCAGGTCGATCGCAACGCCCCGTTCCCGCCCTGCATATTCGTGAAGGCGGTCGGCCGTGAGCATCGCCATATGGTCAGCAGCCGCATCAAACAGGTCGGGATGCTCTAAATACACGCGGACGGCGATGTGCTTGGGATCATGCGCCTTATTCGGCGCGTCCTCGTCACCGGTCTTCATGTCGGGGAACAGGTCGACGCCCTGACGGGCAGCCTGCGCTTGGATGATCTCGAGGCCGCGGGCATCGCCCAGTTCCGCGATCCGGTGCAAATCACCTCGCAGCCCCTCGGGGTAGCTGTCCTCGGCACCCGTCAGCAGCACCTGCAGCGCCTCGCGGGCGGCGTCCTCCTCTTGGTCCAGCAGGTCGACGGAAAAGCCTCTGTACTTGCCCTCATGCCGCGCCAGCAGTGGCTTCATCAGGGCGAGATCAATGGTCTTGATGAACCGGGGGTTCACAAACTTCTTCAAATTACCGGCCACCACGAATCCCCTTTCCTGCAAAATCAGCGTTCTTGATACGTTCTTTTTGGCGAATTTTCAATCTGCGTGGGATCGGATGGGACGCTTTCCGACAATGATGAGTAGAGGCTCAGGGAGAAGACTGCTCCGAAGCCCCCATGAAACGCCCCAACCCCCTGCCCGCTGACTTGATGTCGCCCACCGAGCGCAGAGCTGAACTCTGCGCCCTTCTGGCCATCGGCCTGATCCGTCTGCACCAGCGCGAAATACCCCAACTCTCTGACCCATATGGAGAAAGTTCGCTACACAACTCAGCCAACCAGAGCGTTCATGCAACTCCGACTCACCGGAGAACCGCATGACAAACCACAATCCTATTCCTGCGCGCCTCGCCGCGCTGAAATCCACCCCCACCAAGGAGCTGAAAGATCAATGGCGCGAGCTGTTCGACAGCGAACCGCCACCCTTCAACCGGCGCTACCTCGAAAGCCGGCTGGCGTACCGCATCCAGGAACTCGCCTATGGCGGGCTCAAGCCGGAGACGATCCGGCGGTTGGAACGGCTTGGTGAGGAACTCGACGGCGGTGACCGCAAGAAAAGCCGTATCCGTGCAGATTTCCACCCGATTGCAGGCACGCGGTTGCTTCGTGAATGGCAGGGCGTTGAGCACGTCGTCACGGTGACCGTGGACGGGTTCGAATGGCAGGGGCGCCCTTACAAGTCGCTGTCCGCCATCGCACGCGCAATCACCGGCACACGCTGGAACGGCTGGGTGTTCTTCGGCTTGAAATCACGGAGGCAGACATGACCAAACCTATCACCCGGAAAATGCGCTGTGCCATCTACACACGCAAAAGCAATGAGGCCGGGCTAGAGCAGGAATTCAACAGCCTGCATGCGCAGCGCGAAGCCTGCGAGGCTTACATTGCCAGCCAGAAATCAGAGGGTTGGGTGCTGGTTCGCGACCAATATGACGATGGCGGCATTTCCGGCGGCACGCTGGAGCGGCCCGGCCTGAAGCGCCTTATGCAAGATGTTGAGGACGGTTTGGTCGACGTGATCGTCGTCTACAAGATCGATCGACTCAGCCGTTCGCTGGCGGACTTCGCCAAGCTGGTCGAGGTTTTTGATCAGCATGGCGTGACCTTCGTCTCAGTCACCCAGCAATTCAACACGACCACATCCATGGGGCGGCTGACGCTGAACATCCTGCTGTCCTTCGCCCAGTTCGAGCGGGAGGTCACCGCCGAGCGCATCCGCGACAAGGTCGCCGCCAGCCGCAGGAAGGGCATGTGGATGGGCGGAGCGCCACCCTTCGGCTACCGCGTCGAGAACCGGAAACTGGTGGTCGACGATGAGGCCGCCACGCATGTGCGTTGGATCTTCGCCCGCTTCCTCGAGATCGGGTCCTGCACGGAGCTGGCACGGGAAGTCGACACACGCAGCATCCGAACGCCGCGTGGCAACCGGATCGACAAGAAGTACCTCTATCGCTTGCTGAACAACCGTGCCTACCTCGGCGAGGCGGTCCACAAAGGCGAGAGCTATCCCGGCGAGCACGACGCCATCATCGATCGCGAGACGTGGGACCGTGTCCATACCATCCTGCAGGAGAGCCCGCGCAAACGTGCCGCCCGGACGCGATCAAACACCCCCGCGCTGCTGAAGGGACTGCTGTTCGGTCCCGACGGCGCAGCCTTTTCGCCGACACACACCCGCAAGGGCGGCAAGCTCTACCGTTACTATGTCAGCCAGACGGTGCTGAAGCACGGCGCCGGAACCTGCTCGGTCGGACGGGTCCCCGCTGGCGAGATCGAGGCCACCGTGATCGACCAGCTTCGCGCCGTGTTCCGCCAGCCTGAGATTGTGGCGGGCACATGGAAGGCGGCGCACGCCCATGCCCACGCCATCACCGAGGCCGACGCCCGCGCTGCCCTGCAGCAGATCGATCCGCTGTGGGACGAATTGTTCCCGGCCGAGCAGGCACGCATTGTCGGGCTGGCCATTGAACGCGTTGATATCGCAGTCGACAGCGTCAATGTTCGACTTCGCATGGACGGTTTGTCCGGCCTGGGCCGCGAGATGCTGACGGGTGGTGTTGGGGTAGCAGCATGACCCGCGCCACACCCAAGCCCGATGTCATCACGATCCAGGTACCGTTCCGCGTCGTCAAACGAGGCGGCCGGAAAGAAATGCGGCTGCCAGATGGCGCAGCCCAGCCGTTGCGGACGGACAACACGCTGGTCAAGGCGCTGGCCCGCGCGTTCCGCTGGAAGCGGATGTTGGACACAGGGGAGTTCGCCACCATCGCCGAACTGGCCCAGCGAGAGGGGATCGCACCGTCCTACATGACTCGAGTCATGCGGCTCACACTGCTCGCGCCAGACATTGTGGAGGCAATCCTGGAAGGAAAGCAGAAGCCGGAGGTGACGCTGGTGCGCGTTCTGGAGCCGTTTCCAGTGGAGTGGGCGCGGCAGAAGACAAGCGTCAGAATCACATCCTACACTCGCAAGAAAGCTTGATCCGGTTTTACTTTGAGTTGCGGCTGGACCGCGAATTTTGAACAGCTACAATCGAAGACCACGACAACAACCAACTCACAAAGTTGCGGCTGGACCGCGAATTTTGAACAGCTACAATGCGCTGATCTAACCTGAACACGAAAGGAGAGTTGCGGCTGGACCGCGAATTTTGAACAGCTACAATGAATATGTCGGTCACGCTGCCCCAAAGATCGTTGCGGCTGGACCGCGAATTTTGAACAGCTACAATCCGTCGCACGGCTTGATAATGCTGCTCATAGTTGCGGCTGGACCGCGAATTTTGAACAGCTACAATCGTCGGTGCCTGTCGATCAATGACCGCCTGTTGCGGCTGGACCGCGAATTTTGAACAGCTACAATAGAGGCCAGCATGGCATCGCTGGGCCGCTTGTTGCGGCTGGACCGCGAATTTTGAACAGCTACAATGGAAATTGGTAATATTGTAACTTTAGATGTGTTGCGGCTGGACCGCGAATTTTGAACAGCTACAATCCTGCGGTGCCCATGTATATTCAGCCGTCCGTTGCGGCTGGACCGCGAATTTTGAACAGCTACAATTATCTGGGGGCTATGCAATCGTCGGGGCGGTTGCGGCTGGACCGCGAATTTTGAACAGCTACAATAAACCAAATGATAATATACCAAAGTTATTTGTTGCGGCTGGACCGCGAATTTTGAACAGCTACAATGCCGCGCAGCTTGAGCAGACACCCGTACCGGTTGCGGCTGGACCGCGAATTTTGAACAGCTACAATTCGTGAAATAACCTTACGCAAGCCCCTTGGTTGCGGCTGGACCGCGAATTTTGAACAGCTACAATCTACTGGTCACTGTACCGCCACCATTTTCCGTTGCGGCTGGACCGCGAATTTTGAACAGCTACAATCGAAGACGTAAAACGCTTTGATCGCTTGCGTTGCGGCTGGACCGCGAATTTTGAACAGCTACAATAGCGCGCAACCAAGCGCGCTACTGAAAGAAGTTGCGGCTGGACCGCGAATTTTGAACAGCTACAATATCCGTCACCAGCATTGTGACCTATGACCGGTTGCGGCTGGACCGCGAATTTTGAACAGCTACAATCTCACGACATGCGCTTTGAACCTCTGAAAGGGTTGCGGCTGGACCGCGAATTTTGAACAGCTACAATACCGAACGGCCAAAGCGCATGAACTGGCCAGTTGCGGCTGGACCGCGAATTTTGAACAGCTACAATACGGCCCGTGCTTATGCGGTCATCGCTTCAGTTGCGGCTGGACCGCGAATTTTGAACAGCTACAATTATTCGCCGGGGTCTTGATGGCGTCGGCGAGTTGCGGCTGGACCGCGAATTTTGAACAGCTACAATCCCCACCAGTCTGGCGGTGTCGCGGTGCAAGTTGCGGCTGGACCGCGAATTTTGAACAGCTACAATTGCGCTACCGACTGCTCTCCAATGGCAATGGTTGCGGCTGGACCGCGAATTTTGAACAGCTACAATAGATTGTCACCAAGGCCATGACCCAAGCGCGTTGCGGCTGGACCGCGAATTTTGAACAGCTACAATGGAAAAGCCGAAGGGGCCAATCGGCACCGAGTTGCGGCTGGACCGCGAATTTTGAACAGCTACAATTCGCCCGGAACTTGACTCGCCCCGCCCCCGGTTGCGGCTGGACCGCGAATTTTGAACAGCTACAATTCGAGGAGTTGTGCCTTGGCTGGCAAGCTGGTTGCGGCTGGACCGCGAATTTTGAACAGCTACAATGGCTAGGTTCAGGCGGTCTCGATCTTCGCCGTTGCGGCTGGACCGCGAATTTTGAACAGCTACAATTCAGCTTGTGCAACAGTACCATCAACTTCAGTTGCGGCTGGACCGCGAATTTTGAACAGCTACAATGGCTAGGTTCAGGCGGTCTCGATCTTCGCCGTTGCGGCTGGACCGCGAATTTTGAACAGCTACAATAAACATTGTAAATCGTCCGCGCCCTTACTTGTTGCGGCTGGACCGCGAATTTTGAACAGCTACAATCCAAAGAAATCATCATTCGCGCCGCCGATGGTTGCGGCTGGACCGCGAATTTTGAACAGCTACAATTCTGCAATGCTTCATCCGGTGGAATAATAGTTGCGGCTGGACCGCGAATTTTGAACAGCTACAATACAAGATAGCAAATGGCCCAGTTCAATATAGTTGCGGCTGGACCGCGAATTTTGAACAGCTACAATTCAGCTTGTGCAACAGTACCATCAACTTCAGTTGCGGCTGGACCGCGAATTTTGAACAGCTACAATCTCGTGCGTGTGACCGATTGGGAGCCGTAGTTGCGGCTGGACCGCGAATTTTGAACAGCTACAATGGAAAAGCCGAAGGGGCCAATCGGCACCGAGTTGCGGCTGGACCGCGAATTTTGAACAGCTACAATATGTAGTGGAGTTTGGGCTTGGAGCTGACAGTTGCGGCTGGACCGCGAATTTTGAACAGCTACAATAGCAAGCTGGCCGAATTAGAGGCGCGGGCAGTTGCGGCTGGACCGCGAATTTTGAACAGCTACAATTATTGGCGATTGCATCACGCCACCGGACGCGTTGCGGCTGGACCGCGAATTTTGAACAGCTACAATACCGCGTGGCGCGGGCGCTTGTGCGCTTTGTTGCGGCTGGACCGCGAATTTTGAACAGCTACAATTATCCTGCTTTTGTGTCGCCTGTAGCGGGGGTTGCGGCTGGACCGCGAATTTTGAACAGCTACAATATCGGGTTTAAGACGGCCAATGCTGAGCGGTTGCGGCTGGACCGCGAATTTTGAACAGCTACAATGTGGCCATGCAGGACAACACACCCCGCCTGGTTGCGGCTGGACCGCGAATTTTGAACAGCTACAATTATGAAGTAGATCGTAAAAGTTATAATGAGTTGCGGCTGGACCGCGAATTTTGAACAGCTACAATCTCAAAGATAAAGCTGGCGGCACGGATGAAGTTGCGGCTGGACCGCGAATTTTGAACAGCTACAATCGACCCGAAGATCGAAGCAAAGAGCGCCAAGTTGCGGCTGGACCGCGAATTTTGAACAGCTACAATGAGGCCCGGGCGCAATAGAAAACGATATGGGTTGCGGCTGGACCGCGAATTTTGAACAGCTACAATAGCTTGACTCCGCGTTGTGTTTCAACAGCGGTTGCGGCTGGACCGCGAATTTTGAACAGCTACAATGCAAAACTGTTTGGAGGGAAATGATATGGAGTTGCGGCTGGACCGCGAATTTTGAACAGCTACAATCCAGCACGTCAGGGTCAGCGCCGAGGGCAGTTGCGGCTGGACCGCGAATTTTGAACAGCTACAATAGCAAGCTGGCCGAATTAGAGGCGCGGACAGTTGCGGCTGGACCGCGAATTTTGAACAGCTACAATTCCAGAACTGAGCGCGACCAGCTTCCACAAGTTGCGGCTGGACCGCGAATTTTGAACAGCTACAATGGCACGATGCCCCGGCCGAATTTCCAGTCAGTTGCGGCTGGACCGCGAATTTTGAACAGCTACAATACCTGAGCGACGAGGGGATCAGGGCGGCGTGTTGCGGCTGGACCGCGAATTTTGAACAGCTACAATTCCAGAACTGAGCGCGACCAGCTTCCACAAGTTGCGGCTGGACCGCGAATTTTGAACAGCTACAATGCTCC